CCGCGTGAAGCGCGAGCGCAAGAAAGCCGAGAAGGTAGATGACTAATGGCTTCGGGAGTCATCTATATAGTTCCCAATTTTTAATGGGATTTCCGTTGACGTGGCCATTGGGTAGTGTATGGTGTGTCCATCGAAACCCGCTCACCTGGAGGACACCATGAGCACCCTGATCGAACTGAACGCACTCCGCACCGCCGCTGGCATGAAGCCCCTCAAGGCGTGGAAGGAGTCGAAGGCAAAGCTCGTCGCTGCCATCGAAAAGCTGGGCGCCAAGCCGAGCAACGTCGAAGTCACGAAGGTCCCGACGGGTATGACTGCTGAAAAGGCTGCCAAGGCCGTCGCCAAGCCGGCGCCGAAGGCAAAGCCCGCGAAAGCGACGAAGCCCGCTGCGGCAAAAAAGTCGACGGGTGAAGGCATCACCATATCGACAATCGCTGCCGAACTTGGTATCGATCCGAAGGTCGCACGCGCGAAGTTGCGTCGTGCATTCGCTGACGCTGACGGCACAGGAAGCAACGGTCGATGGGAATTTACGAAGGACAAGGTAGCCGAAGTCAAGGCGATCTTGACAGGGGACGCACGCAAGAAGGCGTGATCCTTTTACCGCTCGATCCGCAAGAGCTCGCATTCGTCAAGTTGGCGATGCGGGCTTTTCGCGTTTATGGGGACACACGCGACGTGCGGATGAACATCGAGTCCGCCATCGCGCGGTGTCACGTCTACGAGTTGACGCCCGACACTGTGGCGATGATCGAGCAGGCGTGTTTCGAAGATGTGGGTTGAGGCATGCCTGTTCGTAGCCCCCGCAAGTCTCGCGCTCGTCGCGTTCTTCCTGTACCTCCTCCGCCAGTGATCCGATGGTACGTGTTGGCCATCAAAGCGGGTCAGCACAAGAAGATCATCGAGAAGCTTGGTGACCTTGGCGTCGAGGTGTTTTATCCCGAACGCGTGGTGTGGCGCAAGCAACGCGTGGGCCCACGTAAGCCCCACGCATATCCTCTGATAGCGTGCTACGTATTTGTGGGGTGTGACCTGTCGCGTATCAGCGCACGCTCAATACTCTCAATCAATGGCATCGTCAATTTCCTAGGGGTCGAGGGTGTCCCTAGCGAATGCGACCCGGACGAACTCGCTCGAATGCGCGACGATGTTGCTGCCGGCCTCTACGACGAAACGTTAGCACGTATGCAAAAATTGATAGTGGGGCATAACGTGCTAATCGATGAAGGCCCTTTTCAAGGCTTCAGTGGGCCCATCGTTTCAGTTCACAACGATATCATTGCCATCGATATCGACATACTCGGCAAAACCACCACCATCAAAATTCATGTTGACAAACTGGCCCACTAATCGTTATGGCCGTCATTAGGACGACCGGGACCCAGTAGGCAGCAATTGCCTCGACCGATCCAGCAAGCCACACTTGCAATTTGGAAAGGCTATGGCATCACATGCCCCGTAAGCGAACGACCAACATCAAAGGACGCGGCGGATACCGCCCGGGTGCTGGACGTAAGAAGGGATCAGGCACTGTCAAGGGCGCGAAAGCCGAAGCCCGCGAGAAGGCCGCCCTCGAAGGTATTCTCCCTGTGGAGTACATGCTCAAGGTGATGCGTGACGCACGCGTGCCGAAGCAGCGACGTGATGCGATGGCTATTGCCGCTGCTCCATACCTTCACTCGAAGCTATCGTCGGTCGAGCTGAAGAACAAGAAGGGCGAAGCGTTGCGGATGGTGTCCGAGACGATGAGTCCCAAGGAAGCCGCCGAGGCGTTCGCCACGACGATGAGTCAGCCATCTTTCGAAGATGAAGACTCGACCAAACACTAAACAGTCCTGGCCGCCTGATTACTCCACGATATTCGTGGGGCGTCAGAACGACTTGATGCGGATGAAGAATGACCCCGTTTTCTTGTTCGGGGCCAAGCAGTATTACGCAACTCGTCCCATCGACTTCATCAACCATTGGGGCTTGACGTATGACCCGCGCAACGCGGGGCCGGGCAATGAGTTGCCGACACGTCTTCCGTTCATTCTGTTTCCCAAGCAACGCGAGCTCGTACAATTCTTGTGCGACTGCCTCGAGGACCAGGAAAACGGCCTCGTTGAAAAATGCCGGGACATGGGCGCTACATGGGTATGCGGCGCCTTTTCAGTTTGGCTCTGGCTATTTAAGCCCGGCGTGTCTGTTGGTTGGGGCTCGCGCAAAGAACAACTGGTCGACCGCATTGGTGATCCCGACAGCATCTTCGAAAAAATGCGTGTGTTGATCCGCAACCTTCCCGAGGAATTGCTCCCTGTGGGTTTCAGTGCCACCGAGCACATGACTCACATGAAGATCATCAACCCCGAAAACGACGCGACGATCACAGGCGAGGCCGGCGACAACATCGGCCGCGGTGGTCGTAAGACGATCTACTTCAAAGACGAGAGCGCCCACTACGAACGTCCCGAAAAGATCGAGGCCGCGCTCGCAGATAACACGCGCTGTCAGATCGACATCAGTTCGGTCAATGGCCTCGGCAACGTGTTCCATCGTCGTCGCGAGGCCGGCGTCGAGTGGGGACCGACCACGATAATCGAACGCGGCGTGACGCGCGTCTTCATCATGGACTGGCGCGATCACCCCGGCAAGGATCAGGCGTGGTACGACGCGCGACGCAAGAAAGCCGTCAACGACGGCCTGCTGCATGTGTTCGCACAGGAGGTCGACCGCGACTACTCGGCCGCTGTTGATGGCATCATCATTCCCGCGCATTGGGTCAAGGCTGCGATTGACGCGCATCTCGACCTTGGCTTCGATGACAGTGGCGCATGGGGCGCGGCGCTTGACGTTGCGGACGGCGGCGGGGACACGAATGCGCTCGCGCTACGCAAGGGTGTCATCCTCAAGCACTGTGAAGAGTGGGGCGAACGCGATACCGGCGTGACCGCGCGTCGTGCTGTCAAAGGCTGCATCGGCAAAGGTCCCATCGATATCCAGTATGATTGCATCGGTGTCGGCGCCGGCATCAAGGCTGAGACCAATCGCCTGTATGATGAGAAGCTTATGCCAAAAGGCATCAACTTCTATCCGTGGAACGCGGCAGCCGAGGTGCTCAAGCCTGAAGGTCGCGTGATCGAGCACGACAAGGACTCGCCGATCAACAAAGATTTCTACGGCAACCTCAAAGCTCAAGCGTGGTGGCAGCTGCGTCGTCGTTTCGAGAAAACGTATCGCGCGCTTCAAAAACTCGACGGTGATCCCGAGCAGCAGGATTTCACCTGGGAACCTGATGAGCTGATCAGCTTGCCGAGCAACTTGCCGAACCTTCGCAAGATCGAGAAGGAGCTGTCACAGCCGACAGCGAGCCAAGGCGCACGCATGAAGTTGATTGTCGATAAGACTCCCGAGGGCACTCGCTCGCCGAACCTCGCCGACGCAATCGTGATGGCGTTCTGGCCGGTCAATCGTCGGCCGATGAAGGTGCCCAGCAAACTCCTACAGCGTTCAAGGACCGGTCGATGAGCAAGCGCAAGCCTATTCCCAACGATCCGGTCGTCGTGCCGCTTCGCGCCAACATGCCGCCGCAGAAAAAGGTGGGCGATGTCGCGCTGGCGCGTTCGAAGCAAAAGACACAGCCTGTGCAACCGACGTTCACGCTGCCCGAGTTTCCCAAGATGGCCACGCCGCGTTTCAAAGCGGATCGACTGGCGCAAGACTCGCAGATCATCGAAGTTAACGCGTGGGCACAGCAGAACGCATATGCGTCGGCGTTCAACAACGGCGCGACGTTTCTCGGCTACCCCTACCTGTCTCAGTTGTCGCAAATTCCTGAGTACCGCAAGGTCACCGAGACTATTGCGATGCACATGACGCGCAAGTTCATCAAGGTTCAGGCGGTCGGTGACGGCGATGACAAGACCGACAAGATCAAGCAGATCACCGACGCGCTCGACAACTTCAAGATACGTGACGTGTTCCGCAAGGCCGCCGAGGTTGACGGCTACTTCGGTCGCGCTCATCTGTACATCGATCTTGGCTACGCCGATGCTCGTGAGCTGAAAATGCCCATCGGTACTGGTCGCGATGCGTTGAGCAAGATCAAGGTACCGAAGGGATCGGTCAAAGGCTTCAAGATCATTGAGCCTGTGTGGTGCTATCCGACGAACTACGATAGCAACAATCCGCTGACCGGCGATTGGTATAACCCGCAGTCATGGTTCGTGATGCAGAAGGAAATGCACGAGTCGCGCATCCTTCGCATGGTGGGACGTGAAGTGCCCGACCTGCTCAAGCCTGCCTATTCATTCGGCGGCTTGTCGCTGTCACAGATGATCAAGCCCTACGTCGACAACTGGCTCCGCACGCGCCAGTCTGTGGCTGATCTTATCTGGTCATTTTCTGTCAGTGGCATCAAGACCGACTTGTCGACTAGCATGACCGGCGACGGCCAGGCGCTGTATGATCGCGCTGAGCTGTTCAACAACCTTCGCAACAATCGCGGCATGATGTTGCTCGACAAGGAAGTCGAAGAATTTTTCCAGGTCGCTACGCCGCTCGGCACACTCGACAAGCTTCAGGCGCAGGCGCAAGAGCATATGTCGTCGGTGTCGTCAATTCCGCTCATCTTCTTGCTCGGTATCACGCCGTCAGGATTGAACGCCTCGAGCGAAGGTGAAATCCGCGCGTTCTATGACTTCATCAACGCGTTCCAAGAAAAATTCTTCAAGGACCCGCTGACTCGAGTAATCGATTTCATCCAGCTTCACCTGTTCGGCGAAGTCGACCCCGAAATCACTTTTGTCTTCGAGCCGCTCTGGTCGATGACCGAGAAGGAAGTTGCCGAAGTCGACAAGATCACGGCCGAAACTGACAGCGCACGCATTGGCGATGGCATCATCTCGCCGCTCGAGGCACGCAAGCGTGTGGCGAATGCGCCGGAGACTCCCTATCAGGGTCTCGACATGACAGTCATCCCTGTGGCGCCAGTCTCCGGTGACGTTGACGGCGATGGTGAACCCGACCCCGAAGGCGCACCGCCTGTTGGTGAGAACGGTGCTGTCGAGGGTAATGATCCTGGCGAAGTCGACGTTGAGCGCGATCATCCGTCGAGCGGCGAGGATGATGACATCCCATTCGCCAACGACATGGCGCTTGATGCCGATTTCAAAGAAGGCGATCATCCGCGGGGACAGCCCGGTAACGCCGGACAGTTTGGTTCGAGCGGCGGCAGCGCATCAGGCGGCGGCAGCAAGCCCAAAGTAGTTGAGCATCTCGGTTCTTACGCTGTCGAACATAACGGCGCACACGTCAAGAACAAACTCGGCAACACCAAATACTTCTCGTCGCCTGAAGCCG